TTCTCAACCTTTGCAATTTTTCGAGATTCTGTAGCCTCTTTTTTGGCTTTATCAGCAGCATCTGCTTTTGCCAGCAGCTTATCCTTTACGGCTTTATTGGCCGATGCCATAGCTTGATTGCCATGCTTAGAATAGTAACGCTCATTAACGTCATAAACTTTAGCGAGTGCTCTCCGAGCTGTTCCACCAACAGAATGATAGTTTTCACCAGATCCCTCGCTAAAATAACGCTTTTTGCCAGCCTCATTGAAGGTGCCATCAGCATTCTGCCAGCGTCTTACACCCCACTTCATACCCTTGATACCATGGTGCATAAGATCCTCTTCGCGCTGGAAAGAATAGCCATACATTTCCATTTTGAATTTCACCTCTTGTGGTGTTTAATTCGCCGCATTATTGTGCTTCTCGTTCTCGCGCAAAATTTTAGCGAGTTCCTGCTGACGCTGGTATTCGGCCATTCGACGGTCGGATTTTACTTTTTGTTTAGCGGCATCTGTCAAAGCATCGCCCTTAGACGATTCATACGCAGATCGAAGTTTCTTATAATCGCCAGTTAAATATGACATTTTAACGTGGTTTTCAGAATTTCCATACAACGTGTCAATCACTTTTTGGCCAGTTGACATTTTCGACCGCATGTCTTTTCGCTGCTTTTCGAGCATTTGTCTCTTGACAACCGCAGATGTGGCATTTGCTAATTCTTGATTTGCACCAGTGAGATTCTTAAAAATACGTTCGGCCGATAACTGACCGGCTTCAATGTCGCGTCTGATAATCCGTGTCAAGCGTATTTCAGCCTGCTGAGAAGTCATGGACTCATTAAACTCTTTTTCAAGCTGTTCATCTTTTCGTAAAAGTTTATTTGCTTTTTTCTCATCAGAAGCCTTAGCTTTCTCAAGCATTTGCTCTTTTACTTTTCTGTTCGCTTCAGCCATCGCAGAGTTTCCACGTTTGGAATAAAACCGCTCGTTAATGTCATAAACCTTTGCAAGAGCTCGGCGAGCATTTCCACTAAAAGAACGTTCATTTCCATAACGTTCTCTCCCAGCAGCCGTCCAAGTTCCGTCCTCATTCTGATAACGACGGATACCCCATTTTTGGCCTTTAATGCCGTGATGCTGGAGAGTGCTCTCACAGGTGAAGTTGTAACCGTAATAGTTCATAATAGGTTACTCCCATTTAAAAGTGATTATTCAAAAGCGTCACGGTTAGCCTTCCATGCGACATAGGCATCAAGCATGGCTGCCACGTTATCAATCTTGTCTTGGCGACGCTTCTTTAGCAATTTACGGTTACCATTGGTATCCTCCAGAGTAATACAGTTACCCATGGTGAAAGTCATAAGTTCCTGGTCAAAGATCAGCATTCGCTCTTCGGCGTAAGTCTTTAACTCGCCAAGAGGGACAGATTCGGTCTTTGAACCCTGAATGACTTTCTCGATGCCGAACGGCCCGTTCTCTCTTTCCCATCGTTCAACAAATTCTTTGGCATTGTACGGGTCAAAACCAAAACATCGAACATCGTAACCAGTCTCGATAATATACTGATCCAAATCATCATAGACCTGCATCATATCCAGCACCGTGCAGTCAAGCACAATCAAACTTCCTTCATTGAGGAAGTCGTTATACTTGATTCGCATAGCGACTGGTAGCTTATTCAGTGTGATTGAAGAAATATAGCTTCGGACCTTTACGCCGAAACCTCCATTCTTCAACGGGAACAAGAATGTGAAGGCACAGAAGTCGTCTCCCTGAGAAAGGTCAGCCCCAAGAGCACAGGGCATAGACCAGAAGTCTCTTCTTCGATGCGGAAGAGTCTCCTCGTATGTAAAGAAGTACGTGTACCCCTCCATCGGGAGATTAAACCGCTTGGCCAAAATATCGTTCCGTGCTGCTGGAACCTTCTCAGCTCTCTCAACATCACGCTGATAAGTCTCATAGGTAACAGTTCGCCCAAGATTCGGATTTGCTTTCAGCCACATCTCAGGCTGAGCAACTTCCTTAATATCATCAAGCTTGTAATACCAGATCGAAACATTCGGAGCTATGTATTCACCCTTAAGGATGGACATAAGCTCCATTTTGATTGTATCACCAGCAGCGTTTCGGACAGTACCCTCAGAGCTGGTAGCAACAATCACATAGTCATCAAGACCACCTTTGGCCGCACCCTGTTCAAGCGCGCCAATAGGATCCTCTCGGATGTCGCAGGACAACCATTCGTCGATCGTGGCACACTTCACTCGAAGACCTTGAAGCTTGTCGATCGCCATAGGACGAATCTCAAGCAAAGAGCCAGTCAAGAAGTTCTCAATACCCTTCTTTGTGGAAGCCAGTTTGACGCGGTTGGCCTTCGATCCGGTTGTGTTCTGGAGTGAACCTTCCGTTAAGAACTTAAACAGCGGTCCACGGGATCGAACAATCGAAGTTCGAATCGGAGACAAAACCTCTTCAGACTGCTTCATTGTGGGAGCAGTCGTAACCTGGTGAGTCGTAGTCCCATCAATATTGAGGAAATATGACTGGATACAAGAGGCATACATAGATTTAGCAGCACCTCTGGCTACAATGAGGTACTGCTTATTAATCAAGCGTTGTTTAATTCTCTTATTGACATATCGGCCGCCATGGTTATCCGGATTCGGCTCATAGACCGAGCGTGTAACAAAGTAATACCAGCCGAAGATCTGCTCTGCCCAAACTTTGAACGTATCAAGAAGCAGAAGGTCAGATCCATCTGTCAGGGTCAGTTCGTTCTCACAATATCGAATGAACCCCTCGACTGCATCCTCGTCGTAATACACGCCGGGGTTTGCAATCAAGTCATCAATACGGTTCATCTCCATGGAGATCTCTCGACAAACCGGGATCTCGCCACGAATGACTGCATCCCGAAATTGCCCGTAATACTTCGGGACCGCAGTGTTTGATAAACTCATTTTGAATTGTCCAATCTATTGCATGTGTGCAATTGTTATGGTAAACTTAGGATGAGGTGATGCTATATGGATGAAAAGAAAGATCGAAAGCAATTACTTAATCCAGAGAAACTGATGAAAGCTCTGGATTGGCTTTACGATAAAGCGACCAGCGGTGTTTCTGGAGCAGGAGGGTGTTGGAAACTTGCCGAAGATTACCGGAACAAGTACAAAGATCCAAAGCTTGCTGCAAAGAAACTGGCTAAATCTCAAATAGCCAAATGTACGCTTTCAGGAACAGTCACCAGCGTCGGTGGAATTATAACTTTACCAGTAGCGCTCCCAGCTAACATAACCTCTGTTTGGTATGTAGAGCTCCAAATGATTGCAGCCATTGCCGTATTAGGCGGTTATGATCCGTCACATGACGAAGTGAAAATGCTCAGTTATGCATGTCTTTGTGGTTCAAGCGTTATGGATGCTTTAAGTGCCGCAGGAGCCGACTTTGCCGTCAAAGGCGGTAAAGTCCTTATTGGAAAAATCCCCGTTGAAACAATTCGTGCAATTAACCATAAGCTTGGCATACGATTTGTTACCAAATGGGGCGAGACTGGTGTTATCAACCTCGGAAAAATGGTGCCCGTTCTTGGTGCTGGCGTTGGCGGAGCATTCGATCTTGTTTCATCCAGTATTGTTGCAAAATCTGCAATCAAGACCTTTGTAGATGATAAGATTCTTTAATCCGGAATATAGTCCCAGGTACCCTTCAGGACATCTACGACTTCAGGTCCATACTCTTTGATCACTGCCGCGGCCTTCTTAGCACCGGCAATTGCAGTAGCAGGATCCTTAGCCATCTTACCAATAGTCGCGCCAACCACGGCAACTGCAACGGCTTCGGCACTCTTTTCTCCAACTTTCTGGAGAATTTTCTGACTGGCAGTCTGACCTTGCCTTTTCGCCCCAGCCATCTGCTTGAGTGCATCCTCATTACGCAGACGATTCAGACGATCCTGAAGCTCTCGATCGGAAAGCTGATCCCGATACTTGTAGAGCTCTTTGGCATTCGTGGATTTGACGAGTTCGTCATGAGTCGGACCTTTGGCTTTCTTCTTAGCCTCACCGACTTCTTTGCCGCCCTCTCCACTTTTACGGCCTCTCACAGAATATGGCTGAAAGCGACGTACGCCCCATTTCATACCAAGAATCCCATAATGGGCCAGATAATCTTCCATAGTATTCCACCTCTTTATGGCGTTTCGGCATCTACATTGCCACGCCATTCGAATTCCTTAATGTCTTCTTTGTATGCATTAAGAACGGCTGAACTCTGCGGAGGGTCGAAGACAACCTTAACTTTTTCAAAAATGTAAGTCTTGACTGTTTGGATCTGATCTCCATTGATGAAATCGTCCCAGGTTTCATCAGCACCTTCAATCACAAAAGGTTTGTCTGTAGGGCCGACTCCAATCTGAAAACAAATGCCAAACGCAGAGTTAATAAATAGGATAAGCTCGGGATCGAAGTGAGTGTAATCTGCTTCAATTCCGAGCATTTTCTTAATAGATGTGAGAATACTCTCCATTTGAGCCATTTTGATTCACCTCAACCTCGATTCACAGTATCCTGCTTGTAAGCCACACGACCAGAAGCATAAACGCCATTACGAACCTTATCCATGTCATAGCCTTGATCAGCCACCGCCATGTAAACGCCCAATTCGCCACGCTTTGCAACGAAGCGAATAGCGCGTCCGGACGGAGCAGTAACATCTTTCATTGAAGTGTTCATCAACTCAGCCATCTTGCGGTTATAGGCATTCATGTAAGTGCGGCTGTCTTTGCCGGCTTTAGTGGCTTTTGCCAGAGCACGAAGTTCGCCTTTCTCATACTGTCGCATATCAGACTTCGTTCGTTTCGTGGCTTGCTTCATGATAGACTTTTCATGCCGCTTAGCCCACTTCACGTCTTTCTTCATAGACTTCTCATCCAGGCGAGCCTTGTGTCGTTTCCCAGCCGCAGTCAGAGTCCCATCAGGATTCTGGTAGCGTCTGACACCCCATTTCATACCAAGGATTCCATGGTGCATCAGATAGTCTTCGAACGACGGATTCATTTTGATCTACCTCCAAGGGCATGTATCGTGAGGAGACCGAACAGTCGGCTCCGTTGGAATGAGTAAAGACTCGTCCCCATAGTGAATAGCATTATGGGTCGAGTCCATGGTACAGATGAGATTCTCAGGATCGAATAGTTTGGGATTTCGATTCTTGACATCATCTATAGTGATGGGATTGAGATGGTGGACGATGATGCGAGCTCCACTTGGGATCGGTCGGTCTTCACAACCGAGATCACAGCCATTATCTCGAATGATGACTTTCCTTCGAGCAGCCCTCCAGTCTTTATCATCGTGATAAAGCTTCTGGTTTAAGTACCGGTCGAAGCCAAAAGTTGATTCACCAACTTTCCCATCTAAACGGAGATACTCAAAGCGTTCTTCAAAGGTCGGAAGCGAAGACAACTCAGTATATGTCAAAGTCTTCATCGCCCTCATCCTTTCGATCGCCGCGATACTCCTTAAATGCATTGATAGCATTACTGTAAAGCTCTTCGATCCGCTTGGCAGATTGGAGAGCTTCTGTCTTTGCGCCATCAAGTTCGATCTTCTTACTGAGCAGTTCAAGCTCTTTGCGTTCTTTG